CAGAGAACTTGAAGCCGTAGCAGGCAAGTATGAAATCATCGGCAAGAAGAAAGAGGAGCTTGTACCTATGCTCAAATCTCTCAGAGCTACCGGTGGAACTGCATACAACGATATGATCGCCGTTCTTGATGCCACCGTGGAAGCGGTCAACAAGTCCGGCGTTTTTTCCGAGGTAGGCAAGTCCGGCCATGGCTCTGTGCACGTAAGTGATGCAGAGGGCAAGATCGAAGGTATCGCCAAGAGCTATATGCAGAAAGAACCTTCCATGAGCTATACGGATGCGCTGGCTAAGGCTTGGAAAGATAACCCGGACCTTATGGACGCATACGACGCTGAGGAAGGATTTTAAGGAAGGAGGAAAAGACCATGGCAAAGAGAAACTTCAACGGCTCACAGATTAACCAGTCTGTGACAATCGCAGAGCAGGCCGGTGCTGCTATCGACGATGTGAGAAACCTCATTCTCAAATATGACGAGAATGGAGATGTAGTCGTAGCAACCGACGGCACAGCACCTATCGTAGGCATTGCAATTATTGAGGCAGGATATAACGACATCTCCGGAGCAGAGTCCGGAAAAGTTGCAAAGGGCGACCAGGTAGATGTTCAGATTAAGGACATCGGCTACATTCTTGCTGGCGGAGCCATCAAGAAGGGCGAAGAGGTAACTGCAACCGCAGGAAAAGCAACAAAGGCAGCTGACGGAGATTATGTGATCGGCGTGGCGCTCAGCAATGCAGCGGAGAATGACTATGTTAGAGTTCAGATTTCCAAGTATCAGAAGAACGCCGCAAAATAAGAAGGAGGAAATAGGTAAATGAAAAGAACAGCTAAGAGCATCCAGGCAGACATTGCCAAGGGTGCATTCAGACCGCACACAGCGCTTTCCACTATGGCGCTGGCTTACTATCAGAAGGATACAACATCTTTTGCAAAAAATATGTTTCCGGTTTGCCCGGTAGGGTTATCCTCTGATAATTACTATGTATTCGATAAAGAAGATCTGTTACGTGACAACTGGAGCAGAAAACCGGCGTATGGCTCAGTAGACCCGGCTGTACTTTCTGAACATACAGAAAATTATGCCTGCCATGTAGATCAGATGATTATGGGCGTAGACAAGATTAGACAGACAGATCTCGACCGTAGACAGGGACCTCAAACAAAAGACCCTCGCCAGCAGAGAACAAAGACTATTGCAACGCAGGCCAACATCCACCAGGATTCTGAATTTTCTAAGTCATTCATGCGTAAAGGCGTATGGAAGAACGAGGCGTCCGGTACGGATTCGACAGCTGTTTCAACTGGACAGTTTATTAAATTCAGCAACGGAAACAGCGATCCGATTAAGTATTTCCAGGATAAAGTCACAGAGATTAACCAGGAGACAGGACGCACACCTAACAGACTTGGCCTTGGTGTAAATGTTTACAATGCATTGACAGTGCATCCGGCAATCCTCGACAGAGTGAAATACAGCGGTTCGACACCTAACCCTGCAAAAGTTACTCTTAATGTGTTAGCACAGCTCTTTGAAATCGATAGAGTTGTTATTGACAGAACGGTTCAGAACAAAGCCGGCTTAGGACAGAAAGCAGATATGGGATTTATTAACGATCCGAATGCATTCCTGTTAGCATATGCAACAGACACGCCTTCCATCGACGAGCCTTCCGCAGGCTATATCTTCACTTGGGACATGCTTGAAAATGGAATGCTGCTTCCGATTCTTAATTATCCTGGTGCGCCTGGTACACATTCCGAGTTTGTTGAAGGCCTTATGGCTTACGACATGAAGAAAACCGCAGACGACCTTGCATTTTTTGGTTATGACGCAGTGTAAGGAGGTTTCGCCATGGGATTGATTGCAAAAAGACCTTGCAGTTATGGCGGCAAAAAGTTCTTTATCGGGGATGAAATCCCTGCAGACCTCGTGGCAGATGTCGCAAGGGAAGAGAAACTTGGCGTAATCTCAATCACGAATGCAAGTGCAGGGGTATCGGTTCAGTCCGGTACCCTTTTTTCGCAGGAGCAGGTAGACGAGATGATCGCTGAGGCAGTCGCCAATGCAAGCACAGGATATACACAGGAGCAGGTAGACGAGATGATCCAGTCTGCTGTTGCTGAGATTAAGCCTTTTGAAAGCGACGACTACGGCTTTACCATTACGGTCAAAGGCGAAGGAGACAATGTAACAGCTGTTTCCTGCAGCACAGAGGACGTCCAGGCGGTAGTAGATGTGTTACAGATGAACGCAGACGACGGAGCAAAGGCAGTAGCCAATGTCAAGTCTGACAGCGTTCTGATTTTGCTTCACGCATTAGACACACGTGCTACGGTCAAGAAAGCGGCTCAGAAACAGCACGACACTTTATTCTCCGCTGACGGCAATTCAAACGAATCCGTAGGCGGTAACGCATCCACAGACGGTACTACGGAGGGAGCTGATACCTAATGTCGAAAGGTGCATACACATACGAACCGGGAAACATCACAGAATACGGCAAAGACCGAATGAGATTTGAACTGGGAGACACGATGGTGGAAGGACTTGCTGATACAACGGCATTGACGGACGAGGAGATACAAGCGGCGATAGACGCATACCCGAATAAGTGGAAGCGTGCGAAGCTAATGCTCCTGGAAAGTTTGTGCCGTCGTTTTGCGTATGAGGTCAACACAAAGACCGGTCCTCTCAGCCTGGATATGAACGGCAGGGCGAAACTTTGGAAAGAAGATTACGACAAGCTGAAAAAAGAAGTCCAGGCAGAATCGGTGTCGGTACCACGCTTCGGGAACGGAGTGGACGGACCACCATATTTTCATACCGGTATGCACGAGAATAAGAGGGTGTGGAACGGATGATAAATGCGAGATTTATGTATTTAAGGCCGGGAAACCTATTCAAGGATTTTGTTGTCGAAGCGAATACGCAGGTTGTTACATCAACCGGAAGAGTAGCAAACGCACCAAAGGGAGACGGTTCAAAGATCGTCAGAGGATGCCTTGCTGAGTCCACAAAGGAACAGAAAGAATCCCACTCTACGAGAGACAGGGTTTGCACTCATACGATTGTGCAAGCAGGCAGTCCGGAAGCAAAGAAGTCCGATAAGCTCATACTTGGAAACCGTACATTTTACATCATCGATATTGACGAGGTTGGCAGTTTGGGAATATCCACAATCTACTACGCTGAGGAAAGGAAGGATGTCAAGTGAAATTATGGGTAGATGGAAAAGCAGGGAGCGCAGGAAGTGCCATAAGAGCAACAGTGAAGGACCAGGTAGCCAAAGTCAACCGACAAGTCGTATCCAGGGGCGTTAGGGCAGTGAATGCCATGAGAAATGCAGAACTGGAAGTGCTAAAAGGTCAGAGGAGCGGCCGAGTATATCGCAAGCCGCACAGCAAAGCGACCTACACAGCATCGGCACCAGGAGAACCACCGGCAAGACGTACAGGAAATCTCCGTATGCACTGGAATGGCCAGGTAAAAACCGAAGGTGGTACTGCAGGCGGCGGTGTTCAAGTCATAGCAGAGCTAGAAAGCCAGGAGAAATATGCAAACTACCTGGAAAATGGCACGAGCAAAATGGCAGCAAGACCGTTCGCTGACAAGATCAAGGAAAAAGCTATCCCGGAAATTGAAAGAATTTACAAGGAGCCGTATGGCTAAGGAGGTAGAAAATGGCGTTGGTATTGGAACAGCCGGTTGCAACCTTCGATTTGAGCGAGATTGCCAGGGGCGATTTAGTCTACGGCAAGCATCACACATGGCCGGAAGGTAAAGCTGGATTTGTGACATCAGCCACCGAGAAGGAGCTGATTGTTCAGTATCATCCGGGTATCGGCAATGTAACGAATCATTTTCATATTCCCATTGATGAAGCGGTAGGCGGTCAGTGGGAGATCAGATATTCAAAGGATATGTCGGAGGTTAAGACCTACGGCATTGCAAGGCAGGACACAGAGGAAGGAGAAAGCAGTAATGAAGCTGGAAGAACTGATTCATAAACGGTTCGTGAGTACAGCGGAACTTACGGAAATGCTTACGACATTCGCTGGGGTTCCTGCTGTTTTTAGTCCGGACGCACCGGGCGACGAACAGGAAGGGTGGGGCGGTAACACGCAGTACCCGATGGTAACTTACAACTATGACCTGCAGGCAAACGAAGAACGAAACAGCGCAGGAACGCTTTCGGTGTCAATCCTTTGTCAGAACACGACAGAGGTATTTCCGGAAGATATT